CTATCCGGTGGCGAAGTAGCGTTCAAAGCGTTCATAAAATCTAAACACATCGGCCGAGCTTAAAAGATGGGACTTCGTGAACTAGCCGAAGCGGACCTCGGACTTATCCTTGAAGATAAGGATCGCGGCTTCGGCTATGACATTACTTTGACGGACCCTTCGGGGACCGTTAGACCTCTTACGGGTTTTTCAGACGATATTGCACAGATTATCGATCCTGACACTGGAATAGCCGTAAGCGGTCGCCTCGCCTCTGTAGCGATACGAACCAGCACAATTATTGCCTCAGGTCTCACATTGCCGCGCGGTATAGCAGACGCAGGGATAAAACCTTGGCTTGTTCAATTTAACGATATTAACGGCAACCCGTTCACGTTCAAGGTCTCACAATCGAACCCGGATAGAGCATTAGGATTAGTTACATTAATGTTGGAGTTATACAAGGTATGACTATATCAACATTAATAGACAAACAAGACACTTTTGAAATAGTGCGCGATCAGATAGGCGCTATACTCACGATAGAGGTAGCTAGCCAGATGCAGCTTGCAACGAATGCGGGAAAAGATCCGAACGATTATAAATTAAGGATCTTTACTGAGCGTTCGAACCCATGGGAAGAATTTCTTAATGAGGTTGTCGACACAAGCCCGCTTGTTAACGTTTGGTTCGACAATTCGAGTTTCGATCCTAGTAAAAGCAACGTAGTAGAGCGCCAAGCGTCCGAAACAGTTTACAACATAGATTGCTACGGTTACGGAAGGAGTCGCGACGATGGTGCAACGGGACACATACCTGGCGACAGGGAAGCGTCTTTTGAGGTTCAAAAAGCCTTGAGGCTTGTACGTAATATATTAATGGCGGCCGAGTATACCTATTTAGGATTAAGAAAGACTGTTTGGCACAGGATGCCGCAGTCTATAACCGCATTTCAACCAGAGCTTGACGCAAGACAGATGCAACAAATAGTGGGCGCTCGGCTTGCGTTCCGTGTAATATTTAATGAGTTCTCGCCACAGGTTGAACCTGTGGATTTAGAGCTTTTATCCGTAGACGTTATCAGAACAGAGGACGGCGAGATAGTTCTGGAAGCTGATTACGATTATACAGCGCCATAAATTAGGAGATCATCCCATGGCAATATCAAGCGCGGTCGACGCCTCAGCAGTTGCTAGGGTCGTGGGCATAAAAACAATATTTAAAGACCTACGGGCGGGCGGGGTTTTATTTCTGCCACAACGTGTTGCAGTTGTGGGCCAAGGCTCTACAGCGTCAACATATGCGACCGCAAAACAACAAGTAACTAGCGCAACGCAGGCGGCAACGCTTTACGGCTTCGGTTCTCCGGTACATTTAGCAGTATTGCAGCTTTTGCCAACGAACGGCGACGGTGTCGGGACTATCCCGGTCACAGTTTACCCGCTCGAAGATGATGCCAGCGGTGTTGCAGCGGCGGGAGACATTACGCCAAGTGGCACGGTTACTACCTCAGGCGCGTACGTAGTTAAAATTAATAACATCAGTTCAGAGCAGTTTGTTATCGCAGAAGGCGCCAGCGTGGCCGCAATGTGCGCGTCTATAACAACAGCGATTAACGCTACGTTAGAAATCCCCGTTGTTGCGGCTGATGACACAACTAAAGTCGACATTACCGCGAAATGGAAGGGTACAAGCTCTAATGACCTCGTAATAGAAGTTATCGGCCCGACTGACGCGGGCGTATCTTTTGCGTTCACTCAGCCAGAAGGCGGCCTTGTAAACCCAGATGTAGACATTGCGTTAAATCAAGTCGGCAACGTTTGGGAAACCATGGTTTTGAATTGCATGGACGTTGCGGATACGGATTCCTTAGACAAATATAGCGTTTTTGGCGAGGGCCGATGGGGCGCGCTAGTACGTAAACCGCTGATAACCTTCACAGGTAATACGGCGGCTACAGTTTCAGGCGCCACGGCGGTATCAGACGCACGCAAAACAGACCGAGTCAACGCTCAGTTAGTAGCGCCAGGGTCTAACGATTTGCCGCTAATGACCGCAGCACGCCAGCTATCACGAATTGTTAAAGTAGCAAACAATAACCCGCCGCAAGATTACGGCAGCCAAGACGCGACGGGCCTAACGCCGGGCACGGATGGCGAGCAGTGGACGTATATACAGCGCGATGAGGCCATTAAAAAAGGCAGTTCGTCGATAGTTGTTAAGGATGGTGTTGTTAATATTGCGGACGTCGTCACGTTCTATCATCCGTCGGGTGATCCTATTCCAGCATATCGTTATGTTGTGGATATTGTTAAGCTGCAGAACATCATATTTAATTTAGATTTGATTTTTGCAACGCCTGAATGGGACGGAGCACCGCTAATACCTAATGACCAGCCAACTGTTAACAGACTGGCTAAAAAGCCTAAGACCGCAGTTGCAGCTATTGCCGCTTTGCTAGATAGCTTGGGTTTAAACGCTATCATAAGCGACCCGAAAACGGCTAAGGCGAATACAGTGGCGCAAATAAGCTCGACTAATCCGAAGCGCCTAGACGTTTCGGTCACGGTTCAATTAAGCGGAAATTCGAATATAATTTCGGTTGATTTGAATTTTGGATTTTTCTTTGGCACGGCCACAGTCGTAGCATAACAGGAGTCATATAACATGGCAGCAACAGGCGGAAGCATTGAAAGCGTTACATTAGCGGGCCGCAATTTCGCGGTCGCAGCGGACGCGGAGGCCCAGCGCAAGCTAGGCGGGTTTGAAAACGAAGTTCAAGCGAACGGCGACGGCACGGCGAGATTGATAAAAACGCGCGTACCTTTGTCGATTGACGGGTTAATGTTAGAGATTGATGACGACCGAGCGGATCAAGAATTTTTGCAAGAGTTAAGTGATAGCCCGGATTTTTTCGCGATTGTTATCTCTTACGCGTCGGGTAAAGATTACCAAGCAACGGCCCAGATAGTTGGCGAAACTCAGGCGAGCAGCCAGAACGCGACGGCGTCGGTTTCTTTGATGGGCCCTGGTATACTTACTCAGCAGTAAATAAAGTCATAGGGCACTATGTCGCGCGGGCGCCCTATCCCCCTCAGCCTGCTTTATAGCAGGGCGTGGCACTCAATTAATTAAGCAAATAGGGCTAAATTATGACTGATGTAGTGGCAAAAGAAGTAGCGGAACTTGAATTCCTTAGATTTGTGGAGTTAATGGATCTTGACGTAAACACGGACGATATGGACGAGGACGATCTAAAAGGTTTTAATCAACAGAAGAAAAAATTAATTCTAGCTATACAGGCGGGTTCTTTAATTGTCAGTGACAAAGGAGAGCCTACATATACACCGCAACGAATTAATGACGCGATGGCCGTTACGTTTTACGAGCCCACCGGATCAGCGTTGATGGCGATGGATCGTAAAAAGAAAACCGAAGATATCGGCAAGATGTATGCTTTAATGGGCGAGATAACGAGAACACACTCTAACGTATTTAGTAAAATGAAAATAACAGACGTAAAAATTTGCATGGCAATTACAACGCTTTTTCTGGGGTAGTTCGGACGAAATTGGTTAGGCGCGGGGCGGACGAATGCCTCCCAGACGGGGGGCACAATCTGCAAAATGTATATACAGAAATGTTGTTACAGATATGCCGCGACTATTCTGGGCTACCGGACCCCAGAACACTGGCCGCGCACGAAATAAGATTTTTTTATAACGGGTTGCGCGAAGAGTTAAAAGCCCACACAAAAGCAAAATAGGAGTATTTATGGCGGGCCGTTTTAGTGTTGAAGCAGTATTCAAAGCGGTCGACCGTATATCTGCGCCTGTTTCCCGTATGCAGAATCGCATTAGAAAAATGACACGGTCCATTGCTAGGGGTTTGCGCACAGCTAATCGAGCAGTCGGCCGCATGGCCAGCGGTTTGGGGCGCGGATTAAGACGGGGCGCGGTAGTAGCCACTGCAGCGGTCGCGGGCTTAACTTTAGCTATAGACTCCGTAGCTAACAGAGCCGATAAACTAGCCAAAGAGTCAAGGCGACTTCAATTCCCAATAAAAGACCTTCAAGAATTTCAATTTGTAGCAGAACAAAGTGGCGTAACAAACGAGTTATTAAGTAATTCACTCGGCGCATTTTCAAAGCGATTAGGTGAAGCCGCAGGCGATATGGGCCCGCTAGTTTCAGGCCTAAAAAAAATAAACCCCGAACTACTTGCACAGCTTAAAGCGTCGGACAATGTCGGCCAATCTTTCGAAATTATGATTGATGCCATTCGTTCGGCGGACAGTGCTACTGAAAAAGCAGCGCTTGCGAACGCAGCGTTTAGCCGTTCAGGTCTTGCGCTTGTTAATATCGCAGACAACAGCGCTGAGGCGATTAGAAAGTTACGCCTACAGCAACGCGAGAACGGTGTCATAACCATGGGGCAGGCGATAGCAGCCGAGGCGTATGTCGACGCTTCAAACGCGCTTAAAAAGACGTTAACAGGGTTTATGCAGACCGTTATACTGCCGTTGCTTCCGTTGCTAACAAGATTAACAAAAAGCTTTAGGGAGTGGGCGCTTTCAAATAAAGACATCGTTGCGGAGGACATATTTAAGTACGGGCGCCAACTGGTCGATAATTTTAACGATATTGTCGACGTTATGAAAAAGATAGGCATAGGTTTACTTGTATTTTTTGCCTTATCTGCAGCGCTTAAAACGGTGGTGTTAATTATGACGGTCGCTAGCCTTGCTATGACGTTGATGGGCGGGCCTATCGCATTACTTGTTTTGGGTATATTTTTATTAATAGCGGCCATCATCGCCGTTGTTTATTGGTGGGACGAAATAAAATCCGCTGTTCTCGAATTTGCGGACGCAGTGGTAAACAAAGTCATCACTGTTTTCAAAAGCCTAGTAACCGCGTTCAAAAATAGCGGTGATAGTATGAGCGTATTAGTCGCAGGCATTGCGTTACTAATGGGTCCTATTGGCTGGCTAATCGGTGCGGCTGCGCTCATATTTAAACATTGGGAGCCGATAAAAGAATTTTTCGCAGACCTTTGGACCGGAGTTGTGGACATATTCGACAGCGCCATGAATAAAATAATGAGTGTTGTTGATAGAGTAAAAGGGGCAGCGGCGGACATTGTGAATACTATTAGCAACATCGGCAGCGGCGTCGGCGACTTTTTTGGCTTCGGGTCAGACGAAGCAGAGACCGGCGCACCCGACGGCTCAGCGGGCGCAGGTAATGCAAGAACCGGGCCACAAATAATAAGTCCACAAGAGCGCACCGCGCGCACGATAGAAGAGTCACGGACAAGCAGCTCGGCCGAAGTTACGATCCGCGACGAAACAGGGCGCGCAGAAGTTACAGGCGGCAGCATGGGGCCTGGGTTGTCTTTGCAACCGTCGGGCGCTTTTTAAATAAGGGTAGATTATGTTCGTAAAATTAAAAGGCTCAGATGCTTTATTTAGCTACATTCCGAAATGCGGGAGTAGCACGCTTGGGGATGTAAAAAACACTATTATGTCGCTTGATGAATGCCTAGATTACAGTAAAAGAATTATGTTTATTAGAGATCCTATTGACAGAATAAAAAGCTGTTACAGTTTCTTTTGTATGTTAAAACAAAGAAAAATAGGATTCGATGGGGCTGACTTTATTCCGTTGGGCAGTTATGAGTCGTTTATAGATTACGCGCTTGCTAATAAAAATTACCACTGGAATTCTCAAGTCGAACAAATGACTCTTAACGGTTTATTCTTACCAACTGAGGTCAGACCATTATCTGAATTATCTGAAACTATATACAATTTAACGGGCGCAATACCATGTACAAATAATATTGTTTATAGGCTGAAATGCAGTGACTACAAAGAAGATGAGTTAAACGTCTTGTATGTGGATGATTTAGCGTGGCTTTAACGTATACAAATCCGTCGGGGAAACAACAATACGGAAACTCGGCAACGATACCCAGCTTTACGTCTGACGCTGATGATTTATTGCTACTCATGTGTAATAAAAAAGAGTTAAGCACCGTATCAACAGAGCATGGAACGTTTACCAGAATCGGCAGTATATCAGGTGGGATTGACTTGTTTGCGGCAATAGCTACCAGTACGACAACAAGCAGCATAGACATCACATGGTCTGGTAATACAGTAGTAATAGCCAACATCGTAAAAGTGCAAGGCGCTGATGTAAGTTCTTTATCTGCGGCTATCCCCCAATTTGAAACAAAAGAGAAATACGGGCCTTCAGTCAGGACATTTTCATTATCTGCTTTTGGGGCCTCCGCTAATCAGGCTTTTATTTTCAGTACGACAGACGACACTGATTTTGTTGAAGAAAGTGGATACACAAAAACGGATATGGTGGGTGATATATCTTTTGCGCACTCTCCAAGTCAAGACACCTCGCCCACATATGAAAAGACTGATTTTGGTTTCGATTACTCTATTGCTTTAGAGATAGCCGAAGCCACCTCGACTGCAATAACGGCAGACGGAGCAATAACATTACCGTCGTTGGTATTCGCGGGTAGCGCAACAGATTCAACAAGCGAAATCACTGCAGCCGGTGATATAACGTTGCCATCATTGGTGTTCGCGGGTAGCGCAACAGA